TAATCTTATCATTTAACTCTTTGATTCTACCAGTAACATCTTCATCTTCTTCTAAATTTTTCTTTTCAAGAGTAGAAATATAATTTTTTTGAATTGTTATCTTACTTTTTTCAAGTTCAATTTTGGAATTTAATTCCTTAACTGTTTCCCTTAAAGAAAGAATCTTTCCTTTCAGTACTATATTCATGGTACTAAAAATATTAATATCAAGAATATTCTCAATTACAGCACGACGATCTGCTGCCGACAATTGCATGAATGGAACAAACGAGGAACTACCAAGAATAACAACTTGTGTAAATGTCTTATAGTTCATCTTTAGAATTTGATTCTCAAGAAGTTCCTGATAATCAAGACTTTTTGCGTCCTGATCGATCAATTCATTGTTTTTATAAATTTCAAATATTCTTGGATTTATTCCACGACGAACAATAAATTTATCAGATCCTTTAGAAAATTCAATTTCCACTATGCAATTTTTTTCATTTATAGAGTTTGCAAGTTGTGGAATATTTATTTTTCTAAAAGGTTTACCGAATAAAGCAAAAGTAATAGAATCCAAGAAAGCAAAAGACTTTCCACTTCCATTATTACCACAGATCAAAGTTGTATTATTTTTATCTAATACAATTTCAGTCATTGCATTTCCAAATGATCCAAAATTTTTAAATCTGACTTTTTCAAATTTAATCATAATTTTTTCTCAGGAACAATCATTGATCTAAACTCAACTTTAACTTGTTCTGGTTGTTTATCTTTTTTAGCTGGTTTAGGTTCTACTTTAGATTCAATTTTATTAAAAATAAATTTATCTGATATTTTAATTTCAAGTTTATTCATAAACTTAAACTCTCCATGTAAAGATCTTTTATAATATTTTTCAATTTTAACTTATCAATATCTCGCTCAATCATATCAATTTCATTGTTGATTATGCTGAGTGTATCTTGTGATTCATCAAATGCAACAGATGAATTATTTAAATTCAAATTCATTTCATCAACTATAGACACATCCTGTATGTTTTTTTCCCAGAGTGCATCTAGAAATTTATCAAATATAACTTGTTTTGTTTTTTGTCGTATAAAGACTCTAACGAAACTTCCACGAAGATCACTCTTGGAGATAAATTTTGCAATATTTTTAATTTCGTTTTCGTCTGAATCATCATAATTAAAAATATGAAATATATTATTTTCATTTTCAACAAAAGTTAATTCCATTGTTTCTGTATCCAAAACATGAAATCCCTTTTTAGAATTTACATCTCCAAAATTCATCTGGTATTGAGAACCAAGATAATAGATGTTTTTATCTTGTTGCTTTAGATGAAAATGACCAGATAATACCATTTCAAATTTATTAAAATCGTTAATAGTCAATCCATGAGTGTGCTTCACTCCACTCATTACTTGAAATCCAACAATTTCAAAATGTCCACACATGACTCTACAAGTGGAATTTTGAATAAAATTAAGTGATGATGAATAATTTTCTTGTGTTATCCACGGAACAATAGAAACACATACATCATCAAATTTGATTTCTTGCGGTGAATCAATCAGTATAAAATTTTCTCTATTGTTAAATAATTCTTTTATTGAATTTATCTCATTTGTATTCTTATAATAAGTATCATGATTACCTAAAGCAAGATATATCTTGATGTTATTATTTGATAATGGTTCAATAAATCTTTTTCTAACCATAGAAAGAGTATTAAAATTTACATATTTTCTACGATCAAAAAAATCACCTAAATGTATAACTGTATCGATATTGTTATCAATCAAATAAGGTATAAATTTAGTTTCTAAAAATTTAAGAATATGTTCAATGAAAAATGGTGAGTCATTTCTAACACCAAAATGAGTATCATTGATGAATGCTATCTTCACTTTCGTTTCCTTCTCTTTTTCTTTTTCTTCTCTGGTTCTAACTTATCGATATCTGCTTCAGTCAAAGAAAAATGTTTAGATAAAAAATCTGAATAAGAAGTAATATCTGGTTGTGACTTTAACCACTCAACTATTTTTCCATCAAAATCATTCATCTGTAATGATTTGTATTTGATATATGCTTGTTTTTTCTCTTTTTCGATTCTACGCAAAAATGCGTAATAAATTATTTGTGTGAAATAAGAAAACGGATTTGATGATTTTTCTGGATCAAAATTATGGGCATATAAAATACAGTTTTCTACTCCATCACCAATCATATCTTCTCTAAATGGATAGTTAATGAAATTAGGTCTATGGGATAGATGTTCTGCTATTTTTAGAAAACATTCAGCAATATAATCAGATAGAGGTGGTCTTTTCTCCTCACCAGATTCCTCATATTCTTTTATGAGTTTTTTCCATTCTGTCATCGATTTACAGAATTTTTCATTATTAATATAATGCTTTGCACTTTTTATCTCTTCTTCAATTATGTTTTCGTTGTCGTCTTTTTTATTCATGACCAAAGTATAACATACTCAAACAATCTTTCAAGTCTTTATATAGTTTTTTCAAAAAAATCATGTATGTACTCTTGACAGAAAACTGACAATATGTGTATAATATTTGTGTGGGATTGAGAAGAAAACCTAGATCATCAATAACTATTACTTATAGTCATTTGAATCTGGATCAGGATTCCAATCACTAAGCTTATTACCAAAATCTTCTCTGTCAGATTCATCACCAGTGAATCTGTTTTTCTTTTTAACTTCCTTGATCATCTTCAGTAAATCTTTTGGATTTAAAAGACCAGCAGTTATTAGATTCATAATTGATTCGGAAGGAATCATCATAGTAACATAAATTCCATGTCTATCCATTTCTTCTGAATTCATTTCAGGAGAAGGAAGATTAGACATTGGATTTTTTTGTTTTAATTTTCTTTTTGAATTGCTTTTGCTAAGAAATGGTAACTGTTCATTTGGATCTGCAAATGATTTTGAAGACATATCAGACATATCAGCAAAAATTGAACTTAATAGATCATTTAATAAGTTTTCATTATCTTGCATTAAATGCATTGGATTTATTGACTGATCAGATGATCTATCGTCATTATCCAGACTTACTATTTTCTCTGCTACATTTTTCTCTGTTTCCAATTGCAATTCATATAGTTTAATTGTGTCATCATTTGGATCCATTTCTAATGCTATATGATTTTTTGGTAAAAGTATAGTTTTTACTTTAGTGTGTTGCAACCAATCACGAAGCACAGTCATGTCATAAGATCCATGATTATCAAATGAAGTGGTTGATTTGAATACTAGTGGATTTAAGATCTTAAATTTTGTTTTAGTTTCTTCAGTAACTTGACAAATAATTTCTTCACCACTTCGTAGTTTGAATATTTTTAAATTCATTTAAACTCCTAATTTAATTTTTATCTTATTAAACTGAAATGCTTCATTAGTATATATGGTAGTGCGTTCATCCAGATGTCTCAGAGCATGATTCCTATATTTTTTCCAACTAAGATCATCTGCTATATCGTAAACTGTAACTTTATCTTTAGTTTCTGATTTTCGTAATCCTCTTCCTATTGACTGAAGTACGCGAATAACTGATTTTGATGGTGAAGCAAAAATAATTGCATGAATATTTTTAATATTTATTCCTGTGCTGCATGTACCAAAAGATGCAACAAGAACACTATTATTGCTTTTATCTACAATTTTGCGAATTTGTTCTCTATCTTCAATCTCTGTTTTACCGCAAATCAAATAGCATTGCTTCTTTGATTTTTTTTGTATATTGTTATACAAAGGAATTCCATGTTTTTCTACGAAATTAAATAAAACAAGAACATTCCCATTAATGCTATTTGCTAGATTTGAAATAAATTCATTTCTATTATTATTCAGAACTATCCATTCCAATTCATCTTTATATTTTGCTCTTTTTATTTCATTTATATCCGCATCTGGATATTTTAATATCAAACAATCAATATTTAAATTTGCTAACACCTCTCTATCGATTAGTTCTTTGGTTGATGTTACCTGATGCACTTTGCCAAATAATCCTTCTAATACAAGTTTATGCACTTGTGTTCCATCTAAAGTTCCAGTTGTTCCAATTCTATAATCACATTGTTTTAATTTATTCATTATTTTAATCAACGACTTTGCTTTAAATAAATGTGATTCATCACCTATTATTGATTCGAATTGCTCAAAGAATTGTTCATTTTGATCATATAAACTTTGCCATGTTGAGATGACAATCCTGCAATTTGTTTCTTTATCTCGTCCAGCATATATTAAATGAATTGCTTTTGATATATTTTTATCATTTGCATAATCTTCAAAATCTGATTTTAATTGAGTTACTAATCCAGTAGTTGGAACTACAATCAATATTTTTTTATTTGTTCTTTTCAATAACTCAAGTAATAACATGTAAATTATTAAACTTTTACCAGATCCAGTTGGTGATATTAATAAACATCTTTTATTTTGTAATGCGTGAGTGACTGCTTCTTTTTGATAATCGTGTGGAGTTATTTCTTTTCCAGATGAAAATACTTTTGGAAATGATATTTCTCGTTCATCGCGAAGTAATGTAGATTCGTATTCTACTTTATAATGTCTTTCATTGGCAAAAGAAAAAACATATGGAAGCAAACCTTTATATATTTTAGAAGTAAGAAGATTAAATAATCTAATCTTTCCATCCCATTTTTTCTTTTTGAATGCTGGATTATACTGTGAATTTGGAACATTGAATGTGAAAAACATACTCAATTCTTTAGCAATTGATTTATCGCAATCAATTTCTATATAAACAGAATCCACATCTTTGATCTTGATCATATTTCATGATCCTTGTGTAAATTTTATCCATTCAATTGTTGAACGAATATTCCAAATCTTATTTGATATAAGTTTAACTACACTTTCTAGATAATTTATCTTTTCTTTTTGGACAAATAATTTATTTGAAATATTGATAATTTCTTCATCACTTTCTAGAAAACGATCAATATCTTGTTTGATAATAGCAAGATCGAATGGTTCCCAGGATTTCTTTTTAAGTTCTTCCTTACTCATTTTTCCAGAGTAATATAACCATTTATCTCTTTTTAGAATTTTATATTTTGATTCTAACTTCTCATAGACTATTTTTTCATCCATGAGAATACACAAATACTTATTGTGTATTTGTGGAATTTTAATTGATTCCTCGTCTAAATGATTTGCGTCAATAGAAACATCTAGTTCTACTTGTATTTTAAGTTCATCAATAGTCATAATATTTAAGGTTTGTTTAAAATGTCAATTTCATAATGAGTGTAAGTAAAAGTTGCTGTGCTTATTACAGCATCTGTATCTGGAAGTGCTGAATCAAAATCTATTCCTCCCAAAAAAGTTGGAAATAAATTCATGTATCTGACGGATATTATTGGTTTATATGTGCTATCCGTTATGAGCATTAGTCCAGTTGCAACCATTTGCATATCATCTATGACTTCTACAGTTGAATCATATGATATTCCTAGATCTTTAATCCATTTGTATATTTCTAACCAATTTGTTAGGTCTTCATTCACAATAAAACTAACTTGAAGATCTTCATACTGGTATGCAGTTCCTGGTCTTCTTATTGAAATTCCACCAGGTTGACCTTGAACAGAAATACCAAAACTCAAAGATGGAATATTTGCTCTTTGACAAAAGTAAGTTACTGTTGGGCATCTACTTAATATAAATTTAAACTTATTATTTGTTAGATAATTTGTGTTTACTGGTTGATCTGGATTTGTTGTATATAAACTGCCTGGTGTGTTTGGACCAAGTTTATCAATTATATCTTGATATGTTTGAAAATTTGATTCAGGCATACAAGTATTTATAAAAGAAAACCCACAGGTTTCCCTGTGGGTTTCTACGATTAGTTTTTAGACTATTCAGTTACCAGTGTTGCCATGTAGATTCTTGATTGCAAACAGTCTGTAGTAACTATTTGTGTTTGCTACAAGTCCATCAGTGTCAGTTGTGATTGCATCACGACCTTGTGCGAATGGATTTGCTACCATGCCGTAGCGAGTCTTGAATCCAATCTTTGGTTGGAAGGTGTTTTCACCGACTGCGCGTACCATTTGTAGAGGAACATATGGGCAGTAGAACATACCAGCATCGTATGGTGAAGTTCCCTTGTATCCAACAGTTACGAAATTTACATTGTTCTTGATGAATGGATCGATATAGACTTTATACTTGCCATTGAGAACACCAGCAAATACATTTCCAGTGTCGTCAACATTCATTTGAACATTGAGTGCTGGTGAGAGATTGAGGAATCCACCCATTGCGAGTGCTGATGCAACATCTGCACTGCAAAGAATGAAATTACCACGACCTCTACGAGAATCTTTAGCAATTTGATTTGCTTCGCGTTCGATTTGGAACATGAGTCCACGGAATCGTTCTGCTGACCAACGACCATCAGAATCTGCTACAAGATCGTATACACCCTTAGTTGCAAGATCGGTTTGTTGTGAACCTGTTTTTGCTACAGTGTACATTGCGCGAAGAATTTCGCGATTGATTTCATTCATGATTTCAACTGAGAGAATATTGGCAAGTTCTGACTCAGCATCAAGACCATGTACTGCTTTGAGATCTTGTGCAAGTTCAGTGGTGTATTCTGCCTTGAGAGCGCGCGAGCGTGCTTGTACAGCAATTCTCTCAATGCTGAATGCCATCTCGCGGAAGTAGTTTGAACCATCTCCGAGTTTTTCAGCAGTGCTTGTTAGCATTGCGCGGAAATCACTGAATAGATCAGTGCGGTTTGCTGATTCATCAATTGGTTGAACACCAAGTGTATGACCAGAGAGAAGACCAGTTACACCGATTGCTTCTGTTGTATTTACAGCAGCACCTGATGCACCTGAGAATTTTGGCCATGATTCATCAAACAGTGCTTCTGGACCATTAATTCCATTATACTTAGCACGCATTGCAAAGATAAGACCAGTTGGTGCACTCATTGGTTGAACACCAGCAATATCATATGCAACGATATTTGGCATTGCGCGACGAACGAGTGAAATTAGAATTGGATCATATCCAGCGAAATTTCCTGCATTTGCAAGTTGTGCACTTACAAAACTGGATCCACCCATATTCATGGTTGGTGCTGATTCGAAAAGATTTTGCTGCATTCTATCTTCTTGCATTGCTCTTACTTGATTTTCAAGAAGAACTGCAGTTACTCTTTTCTTGTGTAGATCGTTGATTGGGTCCATCTCAGCATGATCTAATACTGGTGACCATTTTTCTACTAGTGTGTCATATGGGGTTGTACCGTTAAAATCCATTTTTCTCTCCTTAAAGTCTTTTTATATTTAGTAAATTGAATATTTTCAGATATACTGATCTGTTGCGATATTAGGATTAATCATATTTAATAGTTTTCCAGCATTACTTGATTCGGAAACTACTGGTATAGATTTTTGTCTATTTTTATTTAGTCTTCCAATCGCATTGACCAACGAGGTCATTGTAGGATCAACTGATTCATTGATTGCTTTTGGATTTAAATTTTCTTCAACTAAATTTTGTTGTGTTGATGAATTAGATGTTGATTTTTTATTGAAATATGATTCCTTCAGTAATTTGACTTTATCTTTATACTGATCTACTGAACCAAATTCAATTCCTTCAGCAAGTGTTGCTAATTTTTCGGTTTCGGTATCGGTCAAACCAGAAGAAATTTCGAAAAATGCTTCAGTGCATAGACGAGCAGTTATCTCATTTGACAATTCAATATTTTTCTTAATTTGTTCGTTTAGTTGAGTTTGGAGTTCTTCATTAGCAGATGTCATTTCATCAAGAATATCATATTTCTCTTCTGGAACATCAATGAATGTTTCATCTAGAAGTTCTTTAAGACCGACCATGAAGTGCTCTGCAATTTCTGTTCTCAATCCTCGTTCAACAGCAACTTTATTTTCTTCCATCCATTCGGTAATCACATAATTTAAATAATTATCAAGTTGCTCTGTGAGTGATTCTGTTTTTTGATTTACTTGTTCTTCAATTATTTCTTTTGCTGCTTCGATCATTGATTTTTCAATTATAGAAACTTTTTCATTAATTGCTGCTTCAAAGATTGTTGCTGCTTTTGTCATGAACTCTTCGCTAAGATTTTCTCCATTGAATAGACTAGCAAGATAATCATCATCAGTCAGATTAGTTTCTTCATTTTCTTCTGAATCTTCAGCATTCATTGCTGGTGCTACTTGTGCACCATTAGGCAATTGGACATATGCTGCACCACCTGGTCTTAGTGTTTGCATATTTTTCATTGCTAATTCTGGGGTAGATAGTGGTTGATTAATTACAGCACCTCTGCCGCTTCCATCATCGTATAATTTAGAGTCTGAATACATTTTTTCGTTTGCCATAAAATTCTCCAATTTTGTCTATTTCTATATAGTTTAATTTAAATTTTGGGTTCACGCATTCCATGGATCTAATGCAGATAATGCAGATTTTCCGATAGTGAGTGCACTTTTCAATCTTCCCTTTAGACCAGGTATTGCTCTATTGTTTTGTCTTTCTGTAGCAAGATATGTTTTTTCTGCTGCTTTATCTGCTTTAATTGCCAACGACATATTTGCTCTATTTGCTCTAGAAGTATTAATACTTTGTATTGCCTGTTGTCTTTTTTGTTCTCCCTGCGGAGTAATCATTGTTCTGGACATTTTTTCTCTATATTGTCTTGCCTCTGGATTAGTTGTGTCTAACACCTCCAAAGTTGTTGGTCTAGAAATTATATCATGCACAGTTGTTGGATTTTTTCTTGACGATCGAACATAAGCATTTGGATTGTTTCTTGAAACTGCTTGTTTAAGTGATGTAATATCATCAATATCAATATTTTCAAGACCTGTCAAATTATTATTCTGATCAACTCTTGCTAAATTATTTCGTAATAAAAATGT